TGATTCTGATGGAAAAGTTTTCCATTCATGACCATCAATAAAAACTGCATGAGGTACTTCATTAACAGCTGGTTTCTTGTAATTACCTTTTTGATAATATGATTTAGGTTTTGATGTTTTAGCATATGTAACATTACCTTCATCATCTCTATAAGATCCATCTGGAATCCTAACAATCTCATGCTCTAATAGAGAATTCAATTCAATAGTATATAATTCTTCAGTTAATTCTTTATAAGTTTTCATTTAATCAACACCATTTTTCTTTAATATATAAACTATTTATATAATTTTTAAATGAGCAGCATTTATTCTACATGAAATGATACGGTTATAATATTCATCAGATAATAATACTTGATATTTAAATTGTAATTCTGCTTCTTTGTACGAAAGTTGACCTTTCGAATAACAAAAACAAAGTATTTCTCTATAGAAATTTTCTTCACCAAGAGATTTAACATCATTCTGAAGTTCTAAACAAGAACCATAATAGGTTTTCCAGTCAGATTCTGGATAGGATTTAACTTTCTTTTTCTTTTTTACGCCAGATTTTAATGTAATAGTTTTTAGAGAAGTTTTGGTAAAATGAGAAAGCTTCTTGCCCAAATATTTTCTATTGTTAGTTAAATTTGTTATACAATAAATGTATCCGACACAATCAGGAAGTTCTTCTATTTGATTCCCTTCAAATATCCAAGATGACATTATTAATCATCTTCTTCTGTATCAGCTTCATCAAAAAATTCTGGTTCTATGATTGATCCACAAATCAGGCAATATTTCGGTTCATCAGCAATCAAACCTTCTTCATATTCTATAGTATATTCTGAGTCACATTCTTCACATTGGATTGATAATTTCATCCTTGAATTTCCTTATTAGTTATTTATTTTTAAAATCCGTAGCGTACCAACCTTTACCTTTTAATTGAAAACCAGTATTAGTTGATAGCAATCTTTTAATATTTATATCATCACATTTTATACATTTTTCTGGATCAGTTTGGTCTTTTCTAATAGTTTCCCAAACTTCACCACAAGACTCACATTTATAATCTCTTATAGGCAAAATATATCTCCTGAATAATAGTTCCAACTTTAAATGCTAAAGCTAGAGCTAAAAAAGCTACTAGGAAACAGAATCCTAGTAGCGGTAAAAAGCAAATAAATAAAATATTATTTAAAATGTTCATTTAATTTCTGAATTTTATTAATAAGATTAGTTTCATAATCATACTCAGCACCAGCCATTTCATAATTAGGATCATCTATTAATCTTTCAATAATACCTAGTTGAATATCTCTACATGCAATAGCAGATCTTAAAAGTCTAAGTTCTTCTTTTTGTTTTTTTATAAGAATTGCAGTATCAAAAGTATCTAATAAATACTGCATTTCTATATTTAATTTTTCTAAAGCACTCTTAACCATGACACGAAACACATTCTGATTTATTAGCTTGGATACCAGTTTCTGATCTAATATAATATAAACTTTTAATCCAAGGATCTTTAAAAGCCATTTTATGTACCTCCGAAATATATTCTTCCGATTCATTAGCACTAAAGAATAAATTAATAGATTGAGCTTGATCAATCCATCTTTGTCTAGCAGAAGCTAATCTAATAATTTGCATTTGATTAATTTCGAATGCAGTTTCGAATACCTTTTTTTCATGATCATCTAACCAATCTACATGACTCACAGAACCAGAATTCTTAATAATAGATTTAACTACTTCTTCATTATAAACATTTCGTGCTTTCATTATTCTTAACAATGTAGGATTTATTCTATCAACTTTACCTGCGGCTGTATTTTGCACATAAGCATTTTTATATATTGGTTCTATACCTTGAGAACCAGATTCACAAATTGCAGCAGATGACAAATTTGGAGCAATAGATAATCTATGAGTATTCCTTACACCATAACCAACACACCATTCTGGTTCACCAAATTCTTTAGCCATCCATTCTGATGCTCTTTTAGATTCAGTATACAAATGCTTAAAAATTTCAGTATTTTTTAAATTTGCTTCAAAGGAATCAAAGGCAATACTATTATTCTGTAGATATGTGTGGAATCCTAAAAGTCCTAATCCAAGTGCTCTGCTTTTTTCTGCAAATTTTACAACCTTTTCCATACCAGGAATATGTTTACCGATTTCTATCAAATCTTGGTTTACACAATCTAAAAATACAGTAGCATCAAATACAGCATCAGTATCCTTCCATTCATCAAATTTTCCAGCATTCATTGATGATAATACACAAGAATATGTAATTTCTTCATCAGAATACAAAGTGATCTCAGTACAAAGCTGGCTTGCTTTTACTAATAAACCTTTATCTTTATACATTTGAGGATTCTGTCTATTAGTTTTATCAACAAAGAACCAATACCCTTTACCTGTGATCATCTTCAATTTCATTGCTTTCTGATAACGTTCAATCGCATCTGGATCTTGTGCATCTAAACGTTCAATAAATTTATCAGTTACAATCCAACCAACATTAGCATCATCTGGATTTTTACTAATAAAATTTAATATCTCAAAAAAATCATTGTGGTCTATTTCTATATATCCAGCCCAAGCACCTCTACGACTAGAACCTTGTGAAATATCTCTTGATACTTGAACAAAATCTTTATATACTGGAAGTACACCAGAAGAACTACCTTTTAAGCCAGTAATTTTCGATCCACGAGGTCTAATATTACCTAGATAACTAGATGTACCAAAACCATTTTTAGACAGTATAGCAACCTCTTTTTGTGACTCATAGAAGCCATAAACAGAATCTGGTACAGAATTTCCTGAACAACTTACCGGACAACCAACACCTGTACCCATATTAGATAATACAGGTGTAGATGCTGCTAACCAACCTTTCCATAATAAATTAAAAAATTTTGGTTCCCATTCTGTAGGATTTGTAGTATACTTTGATGCATGTTTAGCAATTCTATTATATACAGATTTTAGGTCTGGATATTGATCTGATAAATAATTTTCTTTTAACATTTGCCAAGCAATTGTTGTAATCCAATCAGGCAATAGCCCTTGTTCTTGGAGAGATTTTCTTTCTTCTCCTAATTGATCATAAATTGATAACTCTGGTGCCATATTATTTCCTTAACTTTTGTATTTTATTAATCAGCTTTGTTTCATAATCATAATCTACACCAGATAGTTCATATTCTGGATCATCAATTAATCTTTCTATTATATTCAATTGAATATCCCTAGAAGCAATTGCAGATCTCAATAACCTAAGTTCTTCTTTTTGTATATCTAATAATACTGCAAGATCAAATATATTTGTATCACAATTAATATCTACCATGTAAATTTAGCCTCTTTCCAGTCTCTAGTATAATCATTCCCCTGTGAGGAGAAGAAGTCATGTAATACTGATGATTCAATATCTTTATATATCCATTTTGCAATTGGGTTATATGTAGGTTTAAATATTGCCTTAAATGATAAATTTTCCAAACAAATATCTAATCTAGATTCAATAAAATGTTCTAATTGTTTAGCAGAAATTCCTGGTATAGAACCTTTTTCAAAAATCTTACCAATAATAATAGTTTCATGTTCTAATATTAATTTAGCAGTATCAATTAAATCTAAATTTAATCGAATAATATCTTCTTCTGAAAATTGACCATCATTAATAGCTTCATTCAACAAAGTTCTAAATAACCAAGCACCAGCTTCAGAATGTTTAGTTTCATCATTAATAGAGAAATTGATACCAGCATTTAAATTTATTAATTTGTTTTTACCTACACTATTAAAATGTTTAAAAAATGCAAAACTAGAATATAGAATTGCACCCTCAATCATACTAAAAATACCAACAGACTTTAGAATATCATAAACAGTATCTCTTTTATCTATGCGTTTAGTAATCCAATTCATTCGATTTTGTAGGATCTGATCTTCTTTATATGAATTGAAAAATTCATCAGTATCTAGTCCTAAAACCTCATTAATTTTAGCGTAGAATGGTGCATGTACCCCTAATTCAAAAAATGCAAATGTAGCTGCCATTCTTTGAATATCAGGTCTAGGAAACACCTTAGAGACATAATTCTGCCAATAATCATTTCCTACATTAGTTTCATAGATAGTAAATAATTTTAAGGTGGATATTACTCCATGATATTCTGCTTCAGTAAAATTTGTCTTTAAATCATGTAAATCTTTTTCAACTTCAATTTCATCTGGTAGCCAAAAGATTTCTGCTTGACTTTTAGCAAATTCTATTGCTTGTGGGTAATCTACTGTATATTCAGATTTAGGTGTTAATATCCTAATTGCCATCGTTTGTCCTTATTAAATATCACCAATTTTACGTTCTTCCGATTTTAGGATTTCAAATCCATCAGGATATCTAGCAGATAATTTTTCAATATTCATCTTTAAGATTTCATCTAGTGTAGTATTTAGTGCAGTACAAGCAAGAGATAAATACCAAAACACATCTCCCAATTCCCTTTTCATATGGTAAATGTTGTCTGCATTCAATGGCTTACCTTGCCACAAAATTTTCTTACAAATTTCTCCGAATTCCCCCTGCTCGGCAGATAATCCAAAACTAGCAGTTAATAGTTCTGGAATTTTAACTCCAAATGTATTATTTTCTAATTCTCCCAATCTAGCAATCATAGCATCATAATTGCTAGATGGATTTGATACAGTGGATTCTACAAAAGTTTGATATTGTGTATTTAATGTCATATTATTTTACCTAGTTGTTAATGTTGAAAGTTTTTGTTCTACGATATCTCTATATTGAACCCAACCTTTAAAATTTCTATAATACAAAGTTGAATCAAATCCAGGTGTAGCTTGATGTTCGCTAGGCGATGCATGGATAGGAATAGAACCAACTAATCTATCATGTAATTTAATATCATTTTCTACTGAAGGATTAGTACCATCATGGTTATTATAAGAGACTCGCGCACATCTTGCTGTTGAAATCTTTAATAAAGTTTCTACTGGATAATTTAATCTTTCCGCTTTAGTAACATATGGTAAATGCCAATAATTTTGACTATCAGACTTAATATCTATATTCCAAATAACAGTAGGATATGATTTATCCATAGCCTCTTTCATCTTAGTTGCTAATTCACATATCTCAGGTTGGGCATCAGGATGAATTCTTAAATTAAAGAAATTATCAAAATCTGTTGCTGTAACGATACCAGTAACCATAGTATACCAATCATTACATCTATTTGCCCATTGTTTATGTAAACCCAATTCAGCTAATCTTAATGAAGAATTTCTACAGAAATTTATAGTATTTTCCCATATTTCAATAGCCTCGTTTTTATCATCTATATTCAATTCTTCTAAAGATGCACTCATTCCTGGTTTATTAATTCCCCAAAATAAAGGATGAAAGGTATCCTGTTGTACTAATTTATCAACAGGAATTGCTCTAGAAGATGAAAAACTCCTAGTAAACATTCGGTGTGTATTAAATTCTGCCAATAATACCTTTGGAAAAGATATTTCTAAAGTAGAAATTCGACTACGATTCGAAATAGAATCTTCAATCATTTTTGCATTAATTTTCATATTTTTCCTTTAATACTTTTTAGGTGTATAAATTATTTCATAATCTAGTAAATATAAATAATGGTAATTTATTTTGATATGTTTATCTTCTATAAGTAGTAATATTATTCATCATCTAAAAGTTACATCTTTACCTTTATATAGTTGTTCTAATTTAATTGATTGATCTGATAATATATATTCATAATTTATATATTCAAACCAAATACCATCAACTCTTAAGCATTCAATACCCATATACTCGAATTTAAGACTCATGGCTGTCTGATTCCTTCATATCCATAGCATTACTATACCCACTCCAATTATCAACACCAGCAGCCTCTAAATACGCTAACCAATCAGACCTTTCTACAAGTTCATCATATTCGGGTTTCGGTATAACTACATATTTAACACTTTCAGTTTTCTTCATATCTTTCTCCACTGTAAAAATTCAAATTTTGCTCTCAATTAACTGATATAATTTGGAATCAGCTCTTAGAATTTAACTAATATAGCTAGTTAAATTCTTTCACATTCTGGGTTCAGCATCCCCTCGTTCACCACAGAGCTTTAGCTCTGCTTTAACAAGTTGGTTTGGGACTCCACCAGCTAACACTACTTCCCCAGCAGCTTTTATGTTGATCGCTGCATTCAAATCTCTATCGAGATTTAATCCACAGTAATCACATTTCATCACCCTGATACCTAAAGACATCTTGTGTCTAGTATTACAATTAGAACATAATTGCGTACTTGGATACCATCTTGAAATTTTAACAACTTTCTTTTGATACCAATTAGCTTTATATTCTAGCTGTCTAGTTAATTCAAAGATACCAACATCAGCAACAGCCTTGCTCAACTTGCGATTCCTTAGCATTCCTTTTACATTAAGATCTTCAATATAGATAAAATCATATGATTTTATTATTTTTGTTGTCTCTTTGTGAAGAAAATCCTTTCTACAATTCGCGATATGGGCATGAACCTTTGCAACTTTGATCCTCTGTTTTTCGTAACTATTTGAACCTTTGGTTTTTCGGCTCAATTTTCTTTGTTCTTTCTTAAGTTTTCTAGCATTTACATAAGTAAATTTTGGTGCTCCACTATAATATACATCACTGGACACTAATACATCTTTAATGCCAATATCAATACCTATTGATTTTCCTGTCTTTTCTAGTGGTTTTATATCAACTTCACAACTAAAAGAAACAAAATATTTACCATTAGGATTTTTACTAATAGTAGTATACCATAGATAATCTATAAGTCAAGTAAATTTAATTGTTTAGTTTTGTAGAAAAAACGATGAAATATTATTATTTAACTTTAGCCCATCTAATAAATTCTAATTTTGCTCTTAATCCAGAATAGGTATAACTAAATATAATAGATTCTATATCTAACCCATTAATTAAAGCTTCATTTATGTCTTTAAATTTAAAAGTTTCGGGCCAAATAACAACAACCTTATCTTTATCAATAGCAGCTTTTAACAATTTAACAATTTGAATATTTCTGGGTTCATTATCATAAATATATATTAAATTTGATGAAGATGAAAAACTTCGTTCTGCTGCTAATAAATTAGAATCTGCTGTTGCAATTGCATTAGTCAGACTTAATGCACAAAATGGCCCTTCAACCACTTTTATTGGTTTTGATATATCAATTTTATCTACACCAAATAGTTTATCAGTAGTTTTATCTATTGTAATAGTAATGTATCGCATAGGATCATTTTTATCTATAGCTCTACCTTGTATAGCTTTTAGAGTACCATTTTTAGATATAAACGGGATTACTATTCTAGCTGATGTAGATGGTAATATTTTATCGGATACTGTTGATACAAAAGCTCTAAAATCTTCAGCATAATATAAATCATCAAATTTAGATTCTGGTATTTTTCTATTTAAAAGATATTCTTTAGCTATATGAGTTTTTGATAAAGATTTGATTGTTGGTAGATCTAATACACATTTTTTAACAATAGTATTAGAGTTAATTTTCTGCAGATCTTTATATAAAGATTCTGTAGATTTTATAGGTATATGCGAAGAATTCTCTTGAAAATTTTCTAGGGAATATTCTTTAGCTAGGAATGGGTCTAATAGATCTATTAAAGATCTAAGGGTTGTATTCTTAGAGCAATTGTGGCAAGTAAAGAAATAATTGTTTTTACTAGAATAAACGTAACCGCGAGTTTTGGTTTTAATTTTTTGAGAATCATTACAATAAGGACATCTGAAGTTATATAAATTATCAGATTTTCGTTTGAATTGTTCTAGTTTTGGTGAAAGTAATAAGAGGAATTTTCTGTCTATCCAAATTGACATAATTAGGAGCCTGATAAAGTTTAATCAAACTCCTATTATATCATAAAAATCCATAAAAGTAAAGCATTATTTTATTAAGAATTTAACAAAATCTAAATTATTAAACCCCCATACAACAATAGCTAAAATAGCTCCAGAAACGTAAATAATTCTATTATATTTACGTACTAAAGAATTATCATTTGCAACATGAGACATTAAATCACTTTTTACATCAGAAACTTCTTCTAATATAGATTTCTCTAAAATAAATATTTTATCATTAAGTATGGTTTTAGTTTTATCTAAAGCAAGACTTAAATCTGATAAATCATCAGCAGTTAATTTTGCTTTAGATTCAATTATAATGTTAGTTTTTTCTAATATTATATCTTGTTGGTCTTGAATCTTAGTCATAAAAAGATCCAAGCGTTCGATTAATGTATTAATGAAATATATATCTTTTTTTATTAATTCAATCTCTAATTTCATACTAATAAAATCTTCTGATCTTGAATATTCAGTCATATCGTTCCTTGATATTATCTAATTGTGAAAATAAATTTAAATGAGTATCTAATTCTGTCGAATAATTTTCTAATTTAGTTAATATATTTAAGCACTTCAATTTATCAATACATCCACTATTATTTTCTTTTAATGATTTTAATTTAGAATTATATTTAGAGCTATTTTTTCTAAATTCTGGATCGGTTCTAACATTAAATAATGCTCTATTTAAATACTCCATAGAGTTTATATCATCTGATTGTCTTGTAGTAAATGTTTTCATATTAAACTTCCTTATCAAATAATTGCTTTTCTAATTTCCTTCTATTTAATAATCCTTTGTTTGGTTTACCATTAACTTTATCCCACCTCATGAATTGGTCAGATGCCCCTTTAAAATTACTAATATTAAGCATTTTTAATAATGTAGATGTTATAAATTGCGGAGTTCCAATATTATAAATAAATGAACAGAGAGCATCAAATTGATTTTGTGTTAAGTCTGATTTAACATATTCATCTAATGTTGGGTAGATTTCATTTTCTATGAAATCATTTAGATAACTATATGCCTGTTCTTGTGTACAAGTTGTTCCCATTTTTATAGATTTACCATCTATTTTAGTAGTACCAATTCCAATGGTAACAACTCCTGCTTGGCATTTATATGCAGAAAGCTTAATACCTTCTGCTAATGCAATTAAAGATACTCCATTATCTGAAATTTTCATGATATTATTTCAATTTTTGTAATTTATATATGGTACTATTACATAAAGTAACAATATCATCTATAGCATTTTGTAATGATGTATCATCGGTAATCAAAGATCTATTTTGTAATACCCAATCACGCAATTCTTCTATAGCTGGTTCACCTTCTTGCATTTGTGGTACAATTGGTGGTAAAGTAATAAATTTACCATATAGACCAATATAGGCTTCACAAAAGGCATCAATTTCATCTATAATATCTGTATAAAAAGTATCTAAAGCTTTATGTTCAGAATATGAATCCGTACTCAAATGTGCGAAATGTGTAGTTGTTGCAGCTGCTCTACATCTAGCAAATAATTCTGAAGCAACCGAATTAGAAATATCATCTTTGTTATTTGTAGCTGCTGGTGCAACTTTTGGTTTTGCTGCTTCATCTAATCCAATAATAAACGAAGAATATGTTTTTGTTGCCATATTATTAGACTCCTTAGTAAATAAATTTTTTGGCTGCATACACGCAGATAAGTTTCTTGTTAATAATTTTGGAGTTTTTCTAGACTTCATGTCTTTAACGGAAACTCCAGGTAAACTTTGTGCCGTAGTACCAGCTATTGCTGCTCCAGTGACATTAGTAGGTACACCATCTTCCTTAATCATAATACCCTCAATCTATTTGCTATAGTCATATCAATTAATATATCCGAAGATATTATTATTTTCACATCATTTATTTTTATGATATCTGGCATATTATCTAAATACACCAAAAAAGTTTTTATTGCGCTGTAATGCTGAATATCTAATTTTAAAAATAACATTTTTACTACAAAAATATTAGATTCAAAAGCATTAAATAATAAAATAATATGATTTAAAATTAATCTATCAGATAAAACTTCAGAATTAATATATTTATTAATTAATTTTTTTATTGAGAATACTCGTTTTAAATCACTATAAAATTCTAAATCGGTATAGTGTATAGACCAATATTGCTTTGCTGCAACCAACAAATAATTTTCATTGGTTAAATTATCCATTATAATAGTTCACCAGAAACTTTATATAAACCATTTATTAATTGATAATTAAAAGCAAATATTAATGGTACTACTGGTTGCAATTCGCCTTTAATTTCATCATAAACTTTATGTTGATAACCAACAGTCATTTTTAAAGAACCCTGTTTAGTATCATCACAATCAATTTGTGGTAAATCTAAATTATACATAGAGAGAATTTTTCTAACTTTATTTGCAGCTTCTTCAACACTTTGATATTGTTGTCTTAGAATTAAATCTATATTTTTATTTAATTCATTTTTAATTTCTGGTATAGTAACATCAGTACCTGTAGTATCTATTGTGACTACAGGCACTTGTTCTGCTATAAAAGTTTTAAAACTTTTTAACAAAATTTATACTCCAGTAAAAAATGGATTAGCATTATTACCAGTACCAACTGGAGAAGATAGTGCAACTAAAACTTCAGATGTAACTCTACCAGCTCTACCACCAGTACCAGTTTTAAATGTTACCCAACCAGTATGAGAAATTCCTCTTTGACCATACGCAGACGTAATAGCAGACGTATTAGCATTAGCTTTTCTAGAAGATGTAACTAAAACAGTATTAGCTAATTGTGCATTTGCTCTAGCAGATTCTATACCACCTTGACCATTACCAACTTGAATCCACTTAGGTTTAGTGTTTGCATATCCATTTGTATCTGTAGCTTTCCATTCTGACATTTTATTATTCCTTTAATTAAATTTATTATATATTAGTATTTATATAAAATATATTATATTGATTAACAACTGGTATTATTATCATAATCTGGAGTAGCTGACGATTTTCCAGATTTTTTATCCTGACCTGTCCCAAAGAATATTACTTCTTCTGATGGTTTAGTTGATTTCTGTTTAACTTCTTTTATTTTTTCTAAAATATTCATAGTAAGTACAGAAACATTTTCATTAGCTGCATCACAAGATTTATTAACTACACCCTTTTTGTCAAGATCCACAACTTGCTTTAACATTTTCATAGCAGTTATTCTATTTATATCTTTAGCATGTCTTGGGACAGATATGATACTAGATGATTCTGGGTGTGAATAATTATTATGGCTACCAGATGGTCCAGTAGATTTCCAACCATTTGAGATTAAATGTTTGTGCATAGTTTTGGTATTCCAACCAGCACCAACAACTTCATCTAATTGATCATCAGAGATTATATCAGTAGATTCATATTTATTAATTTTCATCCAAGCATGAAAAGCTGGTGAATTTTTAATCTTATCACGTAATTGTTTACCAACTTCACCACGTAACTTATATGGATCTAAATGCAATTGATCTCTGTAATAGGTAACTACAGCATCATAGTTAGAAACTTCATCAAGAATATCTTCTTTACAACAGTTTTCTGCACTAGAAGTAGCAATAGCCAGTTTTTTGCCCATATCCATATCTGGATGTTCTTTTTCTATAGCTTTAGCAATTTCTTCTCGCTTTTTCAATTCCTGTTTAGTTAATGTTCGTTCATTATATAACTTTTTTATACCTAATAAATCCATAATAATATTCCTTTAGAATTTTGGACGTTTAAATTTATTTGCATGTGTTTGAAAAAAATTACTATTCTGTTGTGGATTTGTTGGATGTTGAGTATTAATTATAGGAACAACTGGTGGAGGAACAATAGCTGGTTTATATGGTTTTGGTTTAAATGGTTTATTGAGTACTGATTGTTTAACTTTAACTATATTATCAGTAAACTTTTTAGCATTTAAAGCACTAATTTCAGAACTACCAACATCAGCGTCAGAATCAGTTCCCGTTAGTTCTGCTTTCTTTCGTTGTGCTTTCTCTATTTCTCTTTTAGTATTAGGGTTCATCTCCTTACTATATCTTCCCAAACCATGCGAAAATTTAAAACTTGCTGTTATTGGATCGGTTATATTAGATGCCATTTGGAATTATCCTTTTCTTAAATAATATCTTTTTAGTTTTACTTAAAACGTTTTGTCTATCTATCTTATCATTTTGTTGTGGTGAAGAACCAAACAAATTAGTTTCAAATGATGGTTCATCAATAGATTCAACACCAGTAAACATTATAGTACCAACTATACCATTTTCAGATTGATCTGGAACAGTTTTTGATTTATACCGAAATCTTGATTTTAATTTTGGTTTTACAATATCTTCTAATGATAATGTACTATTAAACTTTAAATCAGATAAAATATCTGAAATATAATTCCTAGATTCTGTTAAATCTAAATATTTTGAATTATTAACTATAACATAAGAATTAAATTCTGAAATGATAGAATTTTTATTTGAATTACCTATAGATATTCTATTTAAGGATTCTCTTAAATTATTCCTATTTTGTAATCTATCGTATGAGGTAGATAAATCTGCTTCTACAATAATTAAATGTGAGGTATAACCAATAGATTCTAATACATGTTTAGTTACTATGAAATTTAAATCAAATGTATTGGCAGTAACTATTATAGATTCAGTATTTAATAGAGCATTACGTTTATCTGATTTGGCTCTAACAAAAGAATCATTATTAGATAACATTTCATCTATCTGCACAGAAGTAAATTCAACTATATTATAGTTTGATGTTATATCTCTAATTACTACATCTTTACCAGAACCAGGAGATCCTAATATAAATAAAGCTTGATTATTTTGCATATTAAATCCAAGTATCTCCAACTTTCTTACTATTAGGAGTAGTTTTCTTTGGTTCATGACTTGAACCATGTTTTGTGATATAACCATCCCTGTCTTGTTTAGTTTTACCAACAAACGAAACCTTACCGGATGGTTTATGAACAGCTACATATTCCATATCCTCATTAAAGATAGTATTAATCGCAGCTAAAATAGATGGAGAAACTTTATTGTTAGAAAACATAGTAAATACCTAATATGAAAGAGTTATATTAAGTATTTATATAAAATTACAATTGGGTTTTAAAATATTCAATTGTAGATTTTAACCCAGAATCTAATTGAATATGCGGATACCAACCTAGTTTAGTTTTAGCTAATGATATATCTGGTTTACGCTGTTTTGGGTCATCTAAGGGGAGGTCTTTATATATTATAATTGACTTACTACCAACTAATTGTATTACTTTATTTGCCAATTCAGATATAGTAAATTCATTAGGATTTCCTAGATTTATTGGCCCAACTTCATCCGAATTCATTAAGGATATTAATCCAGATATTAAATCATCTATATATTGAAAACTTCTAGTTTGGTTTCCATCGCCATATATAGTTATATCTCTATCCTGTAATGCTTGCATAATAAAATTAGAAACCACCCTACCATCATTGGGGTGCATATTAGGACCATATGTATTAAAAATTCTAGCTATTCTAATATCAACATTATGTTGTCTATGATAATCAAAAAATAGGGTTTCTGCAACTCTCTTTCCTTCATCATAACAACTCCTAATACCAATAGGGTTAACATTACCCCAATACGATTCAATTTGAGGGTGTATTAAAGGATCTCCATACACCTCAGAGGTAGACGTTTGTAGTATTCGAACACCCAACCTCTTAGCTAATCCTAACATATTAATCGCCCCAAGAACAGACGTTTTAGTTGTTTGTATTGGATCTTTTTGATAATGTATTGGGGAAGCAGGACACGCCAAATTATAAATTTGATCTACTTCAAGATATAATGGAAAAGTTACATCATGGCGAATAAATTCAAAATTTTTATTATCAAGTAAATTATTAATATTTGATTTATCACTACTAAAACAATTATCAACACAAATTACAAAATGCCCTTGATCAAGCAATTTTGCACATAAATGTGAACCAATAAAACCAGAACCACCTGTTACTAATATTTTCATTATATTATACCTTTAAATTAAAAATGAATCTACAAATAAATCATCATTACCAGAAAGCTGTGTTAAGAATACATAATTTTTAGTTTCCATAAAAGTTCTAATAAGTTCTTGATATTTTAATATATTTGCAGTTTCTATTAAAATATATTTTGGTCTGATATAAGAAAAATCAACTCCATTTAATACTTCAAGTTCATAACCTTCGACATCAAGACTAAACAAATCTATAGATTTGATATTGTGTTTAAGTATTAAATTATGTAATGATATGCAAGGAACTTTTATATTTTTAGATTCTATAGTTGGTTGATAATACTTCTCGACTCCAGATATTCCAGACATTAGCCCATTAACATTATCTTCAGAATAAATAAAATCCCCAGATATAGTAGAATTGTGTTTTTCATAATCAAAACTAACTAAAGCATAATTTTCAACTATAGAATTCGATCTTAATTCTTTACATTTAATATAATTTTCAAAAGTAGGTTCAACTAATAACCCAGACCAGTTCAGAGTGGTTTCAAATAAATATGAATTGGAAGCAGTAATACCATCATTAGCCCCACATTCTACAAAAACTCCATTTTTATAGTTAACATATTCTAGTAATTTTATATCTAACGAATTTTGAGAATAACTGATCATAATATTAATTGTGGGTTAGTGTATAGTAAATTATAAGAAAGTAATTGGTTATATATCGAATCTAATTTTATATCAGATTCAATGGAATAATTTTTTGTATCTTTAATAGTAGATTGTATAATATTTATAGGCTTTTTATAGACTAATTTAAAAATATTAAGTAAATCATATTTTGAAATTATTAAGTCTGAAGAAAGCATAGTTAATAATGGGGTAGTATTAAAATTTAAACATAAATTAAAACTACACTTTGCCCATTCAAGAGCAGTTATACCATTCCAAAAATAATTTGAATATCCAGCACATTCGTTTTTTGACGATAAAAACCAAGATAAAAGTGAAGTATTATGTTTATCGAATCCTATAATAGAACTTCTAATCACTCTAACATTAGAAGGATTATTAATATTCGAAAAAAACTTAGCTTTACTTTCTCCATAATAATTTGATGGGTTTATTATTGAAAATTTATTATATGTATATTCTGGCAATATATTACCAGAATATACTGCATCTGAACATGGATGTATTAATTTAAAATTATTATGTAAAAATGTAGGTAAATCATAATTAATATTAAATTTACTTTCATCATGTAATTCTGCTATACAATTTATAACTATACCAGAAAAAGATTTTATAGAGTTAAAAAATTCAATTGATGGGTATCTAAAATTTATAACTTGAACACTAATTCCATTACTATTGAAATATTTTACAACACAATCGCCTAATAATCCAGTATGACCTAAAACTAAAATATCATTGTCTAAAGTAATCATACGATTCTAATAAATCAATCAATTCAGATTTTGCTAATACAAAATTTTTTGAGGAATATTCATTATCTTTAAAAGTAAGTTCATTAAAATGAATTTTCGGGTGTAACGAGTATAAATTAAAATCTGAATGAAATTTTAACCTCGGAATCTCTTCAGATGAAGCCATTATTTCATGAATTTTTTCTCCAATCCTTGGGGATTTTATTGAATATTTTAATTTAAATTTTTCAGAATAAATTTCAAATAAATCTAATATATTAATACTTTTAATATTAGGTATAATATTTACTCCATCAAAATTTAATGATCTTTCAATTAAATTTATAGCATCGTCAACACAAATTGCAAATCTAGTCATTGAATTTGAATATAAAGGTATTTCTATATTATTTTTTATAGCAGACCAAATTAATGGAATTATACTACCAGTAGAATTTAATACATTACCATAAATAACAGTAGATAGTTTAGTATCGCTATCATTATTTAATATAAAACTTTCTCCTGCTACATATTTCATGGCACCATAAATTGTAGTAGCAGACCTAGATTTATCAGTACTAATAAAACTAGCACATTTAAATTCATTTTCTATAGAGACTCTTCTAGAATTTAATGCGCCATCAATAATAATTTTTACTGCTTCTTCTGGGTTTTCATCACAAGCTTCGATTTGTTTTAAACTTGCAGCAAAAATTCCAATATCATGATTTTTAGATTTACGTTTAAGTAAATCATAATCTCTAATATCACCAACTACACACTTAATATTTGGGTAAGTTTTTTTTAAAAAATAATGCTTAGACTCATCTCTTGAATAAATTGTTATATCATTATTATCATAATATTGTTTAATTATATGTTTACCTAAATATCCAGCACCACCTGTTATAAATATTCTACTATTTTCAATCATAATGAATTAAAAGTAAGAGTTTGAAGTTCAGATTTTGTAAATGATTTAATTTCTGGAAAAAATATAATATAATTATAATCTTGATCTGAAGTTTTATTCACAATTAATTTTACATAATTCCAAGCAAAAATTATTAAATAATCTATAGATTTTTTTTGAAATTCTTCATATGTAATAATTGGAATTTTACAATCAGCAATATATCTATTTTGTCGTTCTAATGATTCATCAACTATAAAATCAATGATAGAATCATTTAACCCAATAATATTACAAAACATATTAGCTCTACCCGATGCCCCATACCCACCTAAAGTAAAACCTTTAGACTTCAACTCTAATATATAGTTTTTAATATGTTTAATATTTTGAATATAATTAGTTTTAAATTTAGGGATCTCATTAGAATATAATAAAATTTCAGCTTCTATCATATCATCAACAAGTTTAGAATTTGAATTATGTTTATCAACAGTGACTCTAATTGATCCACTATGGCTTGAAACTTCATCTACATTAGAAATATATAAATTATATTTATTAAATAAATTATTTAAGGAAGTAATTGAATAATAATATATATGTTCATGATAAATATTATCCCATTGATTTTCTAAAATCAAATTTTTAAGATAATGAACTTCAAAGATAAACTTTCCAGAGTTAGATAAGCAATAATCTATAGCTCTTACTACATCATTTATATCATCAATATGAGCAAATACATTATTTCCAATAATCACATCAAATTTATTTTTATATGTGTCTATACAAAAATTAGCAGTATTAAAATAACCAGAAAATGTAGTTAACCCTTTATCATCAGCAAGCTTAATGATATTTTCGGCTGGATCAACCCCTAAAACATTAGCTCCAAATTCTTTTAAATAATATAATAAAGTTCCATCATTACTACCAAATTCTAAAATATTTTTATTAGAAATATCATATAAATTATTTAAGTCTATAGCATATTGTTTAAAATGAGCACTTAATCCAACAGAAGAGGAATATCTATAATCTTTAAATAAATAATCAGCATTTATTATTGAATCAGTCTGAACCAATTTACAATCTTCACATAATAATAAGTTCAAATTAAATTTAGTCGAGAATTCAGGTGAAGTTGGGAAATGTCCAGCTAATGGAATTTCCCCTAAACTAATAATTGTTGATAAATTAGACGAATCACAACTTGAACATTTACAACGTATTTTATATATAGTATTCATAATAATATTTTATTTTTTTATAAAAAATAACCCTCTATTATAAAAATGATTATCTTTATATTCTGGGTTAATAGATATTGCATCAGCAAAAGTTACTACTTTTAAATTTTCGGTTAATTGTTCATCATATTTAAACCCATATAATGCTAATTCATTAATCCAATATTCTTTTGGTTGACAATTTACATGATTATGCCCTTCTTGTCCAGGTTCTGCATATGTTATCGCTAAAATCTTACACTTTGAAAATAATGATAAGAAATTTGCTTTATATTTTTCTTCAATATGTTCTACAAACTCACAACACCAACCAAAATCAAATTCCTGTTCTAAAATTAATTCTCCAGAAGTAAAGTCATGAAAAATAATATTATCTGAATAGGTGCTATTTTCTTTTACAAAAGTTGACCCATCTACACCAGTAATATTATTTAATGGGATATGAGAAGAAAATTCTCCTATTGCATGACCCATACCACAACCAATATCTAAAATTGAATTTACATTATAAGTTTTTATAATATATTCCCACAATTTTGGCATATAAGTAGCAGGGTCTTTTTCTATAAGAAATCCCCCAACATGATTTTCTTCTACCATAGTTAAATGCTCAGTTATTTTTCTTAAATTTATATTATACATTATTATTCTCAATGATTAGTTTGTCAATTAAATGATATGATGCAGGATTGCCTTTATTTGGACCAATATAATTTTTACCTAAAGTTGAATTATCCCAAGATTTCCACGCAAAATTATCATTTATAAGTATATCAGTATATGAATTATTATATAGCTCACCAAAATTTTTTATAATTTTATCATTTAAAAAAGTATATTTTGAAAAAAATTCTGGTTCTGATTTCATACATTTATCATTATCTTGTAATGGGCTTTTCCAAGAATAACTATAGGTTGAATCACAACTTTCATATAAGGCTAAATTATTTAATTTTAGTCTAAAAACCCAATCCACATCTTCCCAACCACCACCTAAAAACCGTTCATCCCACCAACCGATTTTTCCGATTAAACTTTTACTAAACCCCATAAATCCAGCATTATACATAAAAGAACATGCATACCCATTTTCTAAATGTTCTAGTATAGATTCAACTTCGCTTGGGGTAGGAAAAGTTCTATCGTTAATAAAAATAATTATTTCAGTATTTGATGTAATAATTGAATGATTTATTAATTCTGAATAGCTTGGATACGCATATGGATATCGATCTATTCTATTATTCCAAAATACATTATACTTTGAATTTAATATGGATAAAGAATCCATTTGTGATTTTACTATATTATAATCACACCCACAATGTAAACATATTGTAAATTCTGTAATTTTCATATTAAATAAACCACTCTTTTCTCCAAGGTTGACCTCCAGCAAAATGTCGTATAATCACCGAATCTTTATCACATATATTAATATTAAATTCACACGATGATTCATTAACTAATTCGGTAACATTCCATTCTGTGGGTAATATATAAACATTATCTTCTAATTCTTGTAAAGAATAAATAGTATGTTCTGTTTTTTTAGAATGCCACCCATAATTATCTATCTCCCAAAAAGATTTATCGGAATGTGGCATTATACCAGCTAAAGAATACCAAGATGCTTGTTCTCTGAACAGATCCCAAAAATTAAAATTAAACTTTAAACGTTCATGATATACATATTCGCGTTTAAATATATCAAACCTACTTTGATCTAATATCAAATCTATCATATTCTTAGACCAACTATTTACTATTATAGAATAAGATCCCATACAATGCGTATTACCGGAATCTATACTATAATTAAAAGATTTTATAGTTGGATATTCTATATTTGGATTTACAATACACATATCAGCATCAATATGGGTCAGAATATCTCCATCTTCTAAAAATCCCGAATTAATCAAATCTCGCACAATAGTAAACTTTAACCATGTATAATTATCTCTATATTTTTCAATAGGTGCCGTATATTCTAAATATATTATATCATGAAGTGTGCAATATTCTCTATTTCTTTTTGACATATATTCGTTAAAGAATTCTTGTCTATAGTCCGAATAATTTGCTATAACCATTAAATATTTTTTCACTAGTTAACCTCATTTTTTGGCTTCTGTATTAATACCCAAGTTTGTGCTTGACATACCATGTTATTATCTATCATTTTATTATCATTCAATACATCATCAGTAGTAGGCCAATTGTTATTAGAGAATATGTATTTAATATACTCCAAATTTCCCCAATACCCACATTCTAATATATTAAAACCTACACTTTTACACAACATACACAAACCAATTGGCGTAATTCCCCAAAAATGAAATGGTTGCATATGTGGTATATTTATGGTTGGTACTGTAGTATACAAATACCCTCCAGGGTTTAAATGTTTGTATAAATTTTCCATAGCCATAAAAGGGTTATACAAATGTTCTAGCGTTTGATTGAAAATTATAAAATCAAAGTTAGTTTCAGATAATACCATAGTATGTATATCAAACCTAGAGTCTTTAGAATAATCTGCAACATAAAGTTTGTTATAGTTAATATATTCCAATTCGCAATCATCTATAAAGGTGGATAATAATTTATCTCCCGTAGAAATATTGTATTTTACAATCCAATCTTTAAAGTCAAATAAAGAAGCTAATCTAGGAAAATCTCTATTAAACCATTTAACTTTTTCATTAGATGATAATTTATCATATTCTATATTGGATTTATTAAAATATTCAGCTGGTTTTACTACAAATTCCAAATATGTATCATTTATATCTTTTTCACTAAAAATCATCATAGTCGTTTCATTATGTTGCTATATACACCAGATAAACTAAAATATTCATTATATATTGTAGCACCTTTAATTAACATCTTATTATAGTCTTCATCTGATATAGACTTTAAAATAGTATCTATATTGGAAATATCTTCTTCATTAATTATAACGCAAAATTCAGCCCAATTTAATTCATCTACCCAAGGAAGATAATGTATATCAGAAATATAAACTGGTACAGAATTTAACTGAAAAGCTTCATATAATCTAAATGAAGTTGGACCATATCCTCTAGGACATAAAACAAATTTACTTCTTAAACTAATATCAATAAAATATTTTAAATTTTCTTGTGGAACTGTATTAGACCAATTACACATGTTATAAGAATAACCTTCTTTATCTTTTAATTCATAATAAAGCTTTTCTCTTATGTTGTGTGTAAGAGACCCAACAAAGGATGCAAACAAATCTTTTTTAATATAAGACCCAATTAATTCTTTTGGTATTGGAGAACAAATTAATGGTATTGGGATAATATTTCCATGAGTTCTCCTACCTCCAGCAGAAAAAATTAACGTGTCTTCTGGGAGATTTTCTTTTGGTCCATCATCATGTTGACATACGGTAAAATACTTTTTATTTGGATCTAATTCAGATAATGCTTTTTGAATATCAATTATGTCGGAATTCAAATAATCCTTATTGCAATAAAGATTGGTCCAAAAAATATCAATATATTCTCTATTAGAATCTTTATATTTGTCATAAAAATATTCTTCAAGGTACAATCCAGTATGATATGGTGGGTATATTGGATAATCTGCGGTAGGTCTTAATTCATTTTTCATTTCCAATTTCCTTTTTATTATATAAACCACAAATTTTCATCTTTAAATCTTTGTATCTTTGTATCAATCCCAACCATCCAATTATTATGGACAATAATAGCTTTAGATTTTTTACCTAATTTATAATAGGAATTTCCATTTGGAAATAAATCTTCATTCAATAATTCACACTCAATAATATAATCTTTAATAATATGATTAAAAATTAATTGATCATCTTGACCTTCATAACTTGCACACAAAGAAATTAATGTGCGACACAAATCACTATCAACAAATTTCATAAATCCAGTACAAACAAGACTTCCAGGAAGATCACTTTGGAAACATATCTTATCAAAACTATTCAAATATTCTGTTGGGTTTTCTTTAAAAACAATATCAGTATCAACCCAAACTAAATCTTTATGTTTTAAATATTGCTCTTCAATAATTTTCCATTTATATTGGACAATAGATCTAAAATTTGAACTTTCATCAAAACTCCAATCTTGGTATTCAGTTAATTCTTGATTAATATATAGGTATGCATTTTTATATTCTTTAAATGCCTCTAAAGAATTGTTATCTAAACATGCAATATAAAAATCATCTAAATTAATTCCAACTAATTCTGCAGATTTTAACATATTTTTACAAATTTCTAAACAACCAGAATTTAAAAACGTCACAAATTTCATAATGTACAATTCTCCTTAAAAAACTCATTTAAAAAATCTGGACATGTATGATTTATTGTAGCTTGATTGGTTCTACCTAATTGTCCAGCATGTTCTTTTAAAAAGTTATATAATAACCTATCATCATTTCGATCTTGTGTTGTGCGATATAATTGTGAAGCGACTATTCCATATTCACGCTTAAAAATCATACAGTTCCCATCCAACATTTCATAAGGAACTCTTCTAGATACCGAATCACCAACACTTTCAAAATTATCTATACCATAATATTCACCGGATTCAGCATATATATTACGTAAACAACTAGACCAATTTAAATTTTTAATAGATTCTAATAATGTTTCTGCATGATTAGGCTTCCAAACTACATCATCATCAGCAAATGTTACATATGGAGTATCTGCTGCATTTAAAGCTACAGCTCTTAGAGAGCTTCCTGGAGCATTTCCATTTTTACCTAATCCCCAAGGAAGATTAATACTCCATCTATTAGTTGAATTATAAGTTTCCGGTAATTTTGAATCTAGTTCTCTAAATTCATCCCACATTAATATATGAAATATTTTATCAGAAATAGTTTGATTTTCTATACTTTTTATTAAATTATCTAAATTTTTTCTACCTATAGTTGGAGTTATTACGGTTAACAAAAAATCACTAGAATTTATTTTCATACTTTTATCCCACTAATATTTTTTTTCTTAAATGCTTCTCTACCATTAGTACCAAACGCTGCTGTTGGTACTTGTACTGCTGGTGTTTGATTAGCTCCAGTAATACCAACTTGAGCTGAGTCTTCAGCATCATACAATTTCATCATAGGTCTTGAAATCCCAACAACAAATCTAGTATTATTATTTACATCAGAATATCTATTCTTAATCTGTTTAATCATCAATTGATCTAATGCTTTCAACTCATCTGAATTAACTAAAGCAAATAGCATGTCCGAAATGGCTGGAATTCCGAACGATTCTGATACATCACCCATTTCAGGATCTGAAGATGTACTCGCACCTCTAGTAGTCTGAGTAGCTGTAATTACTGGAAGATTATACTCTTGAGCTAAACCTCTTAATTCTTCACCAATAGCTTTAATATATGTATACGAATTCACCGAACCAGACATCTTAACCCTAGACGATGCACAAATATTAAGATAATCTACAAATATAACATCAGGAACAAAATTACTCTTTAGTTTTAATTCATTCAACAAAACTCTAAAATGAGATACCGAAGCACATGCTGTTGGATATTCTTTAAATTTCAGTTTACCAACTAATTTAGATGTAATTTTATTAACCTTTTGCTGAAAAACATCTTTAGGCATTGTTGTAACTTCGTTCATTGATACATTCATCAAGTTTGCATCAATACGCTTTGCCAGTTCTTCTTCTGCCATTTCACATGTAATATATAAAACATTCTTTCCAGCTCTCAAGAAAGATGCTGCAAAATGACACATAACTAAAGATTTACCACAATGAGGTGGTGCGAGAATTACATTTAGAGTTTTCTTCGGTAAACCCCCATTTGTGATAAGATTAAAGTACTCTAAATCAAAAGGAATTCTATCTTCAGTCCTATGATAATAATCATATCTAGAATCTGAATCATCAGCATAATCATGTCCGATAGAGGCATCAAAAGACACTGCTAGAGCATCAGAAAGCAATCCGGGAATACTACCCTTACTTAATGTAGTATTCGTGTTGTCAAGGATAGATATAGACTCTACAACAGCATTGTAGATAGCTCTCTCTTGACAGAATTGTTCAGTTTTATTTACTAACCAATCTAACTCCACAGTTTCTGCTTTAGATTCATGCAAAATATCTAATAATTCAATACTAGTCTTATAATCATTTTCAGATAATGATTTTTCATTCATTTGAATAATCAAAGATTCGTATGTAGGAATATTTCTATATTCTGTTATGAAATCTAAAATTTCTTCGAATATTATTTTTTCATTTCGTTGTGTGAAATATTCAGGTTTTAAAAATGGAAGAACTTTTCTACAAAATTCTTCATTGTAATGGAGGTTCTTTAATATTAAAGTATTAATATCCATTAAATCTCAGTATATTCTATAGTTTCATCCAAAGCATCTGTAAAAGATGATGTAGTAGTATTACTATTAACAATAACATTCATTAAAATATTACCAATATGATTTTTAAATTCTTCATCATCTAATAATTCTTCATCAGAAAAATCAACACCAGAAATAATATCATAATGAAAAGATAAATATGGTGGAGTATCAACTCCATTAATATTTTCTGGTTCTGAGATAGAAACATCATTAAATGCTACAACAACACCATCATATTTACCCGAAATAATCGCTACAGCACTAATCTCATTAACCATCTGAAATCTGAAATCAATACCCTCTTTTAATTCATCCATATTCTTACCTCGTCTTTTAAATAGTTGTTTTAATTTTCGTAATAAATTCATGCGAAACTCTAGTATACTATAACTTTAGGAAAAAGTAAAGAAGTTTTTATGACTTCTTTACTTTTGTTTGATTAATCTTCGTCTTCTTCAGGAAACGGAGATTCTATTTCTTCATCAGAAATCATAGAATTCATACCTAGTTGAAATTTTGATTTAACCGCTAATTTAAATTTTTCATCAGATAATATACTACCCCAAAAATCATCATTTAAAGTATCTTTAAATCTATAATTCTTTTCTATAATTTCACCAGTGTCAGAATTTACTTTAGCATACCAACCATTTTTTGGTTTAGCACAAAACCCCAATCCCAAGGCAATATCCATTAAACCAGAATATTTTTGAATACCATTCTCATACGTGACAGTAAATGTTAATTTAGATTTTTCCCGAACAAACCTAGATTTTTCGATATTAATTGTAAAATTATAACCAACTAATTCAGTACCATCTTTTTCTTGTGCTTTACTAATTATAAATGCTTGATTTGCTGAATAAATTAATCCAGTTCCACCGCTTATGATTTGACGAGGATGCAATGACATTTCAGAATATGTATGACATATTGCTAGACACGGAACATCTTTAGCAACAAAAGAAGGTGTAACCATCCTAAACAAACTTTTAATAGATTTTGCTCTTTGCATTTCTGCTACAGATTTTTCATTTATAGCATCTTCTAATTCTTTAAGACTCGCGGTATTTCCGATTGAATCAATAACAATAATAACTTTATCTTCTCTAGTAATCTCATTCAATTGTTTTACTAAATCAAATTTTAACATTTCAATATGTTCAATTGGTATATGAACTACTCTATCTGGATCTACCCCTAATGCGGTCAAATATTCTGGAGTGATTCCACCCTCAGAATCATATAAAATACAAACTGCTTCTGGATATTTGTTTAAATATGCTCTAACACAAATTAAAGAAGCCATCGATTTAAATGTCTTGCTGCTACCAGCTAACAAAGTTAAACCAGAACTAATACCACCATCAATATCTCCAGAAAATGCTATATTTATAATAGGTATATCTGTAGGAATAACATCTTTATCTTTAAACATAACAGATTTAGATAAAATTGATGTATGTTTTGTTGGACTATTTTTTAATATTCTATCTAATAGTGGATTTTTCATAATATACCTTTAGTTAATGATTTACAGTTATCTAGATGCCACCTGTTTAGATTTAATTTATCAAAAAATCCTCCGCAATTTGGACATTCATATTTTTGTCTAATAAGTTTATTTGGATTATATTTACAATAATTTTGATGATTTAATACACTTTTCGATTCATGATCACAAAATTCACATTTTACGTTTGATTTATTCTTAAATGTTTCTGATATTTTAAGACCTCGTTTAGCGGCAATTTCAGGTACTAATGATGCATTTGGAACCCCATATTTTTCCATCATCGTAGCTTCTCTAGAAATTTTTACTTTTTTACCCAATCCAGGAATTTGTAAAGAATGTACAACCCCATACTTTTCCATCATAGTTGCTTCCCTAGAAATTCTACATCTATTTGATATCTCTGGTACTTGCATATTATTAATAACCCCATACTTTTCCATCATCGTAGATTCTCTAGAAAGCTTACATTTCTCTGCTACTTCCGGTATATGCATAGCAGATTTCACATTATGTTTTATATAATAATCGAGTAATCCAAGTCTAGCTATATCCATAACATGAGATTTACCATACTTTTCTAAACAAGTTACTTTTCTAGATGTCGTTATCTTTTTTCTAGTTATATCTTTATCTATATCAGATGCAGTCTCCCACCACATAGGAAGATTTCCTTGATTTCCAGTATACCCATATTCAGGGACTAAATTAGCAAAATTTTGGTTATTTGGTATATTAAATAAATTATTATGTTCTATACATATAGCATTAAATTCATCTATATCATCAGATGAAAATAACAAACAAGTGAATACAGGTGATGGATGGGATTTTAATAAAATCTTCCATCTAACACCAGATCCAGTATATTTTCTAAAATTTTTTCGTTTAGTTATACATAGATAATGTATACCAGTTTCCCAATGAGTTTTTAACATTAATTTATATTTATTATCTGTCTCAGAATAAAATAAATTTTCTATCTGTTGAGTAGTTACCATATAGTTCTCCTTTAATTTCTTTTAGGTTTATCATATTTAAGAGTCAGATCCCACTCTGACTAAGATATTTATATAAACTATATGGTCTAAGCTATACAAAATAATATAGCTTAGACATAATTAAATATAGATTAAAGTTCCCAATCTTCAAGAACTTCATCAAGAGAATAGACTTCATCAGATACTTCTTTGCCAGTTTCTAGATCAATAACTCTAACAATATCCAACAAATTATTATATATAGATCCAAGTGCAGATGCTTCTACGATAAGTTCTAATGGGTAATTAGAATATAAATCTGTAGTAGTAGAAATCACTTGTAATGGATCATCTGATAAAATATAATCAAGACAAACATTATACATTACACCATTATCTACACATTCATGTTTCAACAAAGTAATAGCTACTGTTGGGCTATTAAATACAGAGAAATTTTCAATTTTGTCACAATCATTTACACATTCAGTTTCGCTTGTCATTATATTTTCCATTAGTTAAAAAAGTCTTCGATTGATGTTGATTTTTCGGTTTTCCATCCTATAGCATCCAGAATATTTCTAAGTGGTGCTAAAAACGATTTTTCAAATTGCATATTAAAATCTACGTATTTATGTAAACCGAATTCTACTGGTAATTCTGTAGGATATGATATTACCGTATTTTTTATTGGATTTGGTTCTCTCAGATATGTATATTTTATTTTGTCTCCTTCACCTATTAATGGATATTTGTTTTCTAATCCAAGTTCTCGCAGTTTATTATTATATAATAAAGAACCTTTAGTATGGATTGGAGTTCCTTTAGAATATATAGTAACCGAATCATTATATTTACTTAAGCCATTAACACCTCTAGGAAATGAAATTTCTTCTATTGAAAATTTAGAAAACTCAGATTGACATTTTGCAATATATTCATGAATCTTCTCCTCACCTTCATCTAAGATAATACTCAATGCAGCCTTTAAAGTTTTCCTAATAACTCCAGGAGTAGATGATTTAACAACTTCTAAACCCATAACTTTTAGTTTAGGTGTAGCATATCTAACCCCCTCATTATCAAGAACATTCATAAAATAACGCTTCTTCGCTAAAAATATTCCTGAAGAAAAAATAGATTCTCGTTCAAATATAATAGTCTTTCTAAAATTATTAGTATAATCTTCTAATGCTACACAATGTTTATTAATGATTGGCATTAATTTCTCTTTACATATTGTATCTAATAAATTTACAATTTCATCATCAGTTTTTTCTTTATAAAATCTCTCTACTACAGGATTTAATGTAATATAGCAGGAGTCAGTATCTTGATACGTAACCCATTGATTTTGTTCAACTTTATTTTTATTAAACATATTATTTAATTCAAAATTAATCCAATAATCCATAGATTTAATAATATACTGACCAGTTAAGGTAATTGCTCTAGCATTTTCTAATTTAAAATATCTAAAATGTGCATTTCCGAGTGCTCCATATCATATTATGTTCAGATAGATTCGTGAATTCTATCCCGTCTATAGATAGACAGCTTTATGTTCCCATAAAGATCAGACTATATCATATTCCTAAATTATAGGAACCTCTGAGCTTCCACTCACTTGAGTGTACTTCGTTTCCACGAATAGTCGTTAAACCTTCCCATATTAGGCTTGGCTTGGTATTGTCCGGTCTGGAGTTCCACCAAATTCACAGAGTTATTCGATTATTGTTACCAATAAAAGCACCATATTAGTCTAGCGAATTCATAGCAATTTTTGCCGCCATTTGAGCATTATTATATTTAGATATATTCCCCTCTAATTTATATTTTAATTCCAGTAATTCTTTATCAGAATAATTTTTATACATCATAATCCTCTACATTTTAATTCTTTCTTTAAAACTTCTAATTCTCTCTCATTATCTTTCATTAGATTTTTTGCTATAACTCGTTTAGACATATATAAATCTACTAAATCGGGTAATAATCCTTGTTTATCTTTAGAATACATAGCACCACTAGCAGCAGTACAATATATATCAGATAAATTATTATACTCTTGATTTATTAATTTGTCAACTGTTAATGGAGTATTTGACATTCCCATAAAAGTTTCTGGAGAAATATTCCATCCCTGAAGAATACTAGGATATAAAGATTTTGCATCAACACTAATACCCCATTTATATAACCCAGGAATAGGTTCTTTTACATAAGCCCCCTCAAATTGTTCAGATTTAGAACTATTAGATTTCTTTGGAATAACTATATTATTATCCTTTAAGTGATTATAAATAATAGCATCCCACATCTTCATTTGAGAATATACTTCACTATAGTTGATTTTAGCCAGATACGCCATAGTTAAACATAATTCAATTAATTTCATCTTAGATTCTAATTGAGCAACCCGCTTTACATCGATTGTATTATATTCTAGGTACTTAGAAAATCCATTCGTGTAAAAATCTTTAAAGTTAGCAAACTCTGAATGATCCAATTTACCAACCCCAAGTTCTTCTTGAGATATAAAATCTAAAGTATAACTCTCTCTAGTAGTATATGTATATTTTTTATATAAATCTAACATATCAATACAAGATACACCAGAAATTTCATAAATAGTTTCTTCTTTACCATAATTTCCTTTAGAAGTTCTACTTTTTATCATACCCCAGGGAGACAATTCTTTAGCACAACTATCTCCCATTATTCTAGAAATTCTATTAATAATAAATGGTATATCGAATGTATTAGTATTCCATCCAGAAACAATATCTACAGCGACTCTATTCCAATAATCGATAAAATGTCTTAATAATGATACCTCATTTTCACATAAGACAATAGTAACATTGTCTAAAGGTTCTCCTGCATAAGGTCTAGCAGTAAATACTGTAACTAATTGAGTTTTTAGGTCTAACATAGAAATCAACAGAATTTCTTCTTCTGCTAATAAAGCATTTGGGAAGCCACCAAGTTCTGTCGAAGTTTCAATATCAACAATATGAATAGATATTTTATCTACATCAAAATCTACCACACCTTTGAATTTATCTGATATATATTGAGTATCAAACCCAATATCACCTAATATCTCAAAATTATCTACTTCAGAATATTGTTTAATAAGGTCTTTGGTTTCATTTATACTAGCACCAGATTTTAACTCTACTACATTATCTCCTTCTAAAGTTTTCAATAAAGAATTTTTATTAGATTTTATATAAACTTTAGGACTATATTCACATTTAAATTTTACTGGTAATCCGTTTTCAACACCACGATAACATATAAAATTTCCTATTGTTCTGACATTTGTGTAGAAGCTACTCATTTTCCTAGAATAATTCTAGATTCTGGAACAAGAATCTTATTGAAAATTGCATTATATTGTTCTAGAAATTGGACATCTGGTTCTAAACAGAATACAATATGTCGTACTAGAATAGTAACCAAATCTTTAGATTTAGGTGCTGCATATTGTGGGAATGGAAGAAACCCATAAGACATTTGTTGTCTATCTTGTGGATTTGGGACAATACTTAATTCAACCGCATTTGAAACTTTAATATGATCAGAATAAACACAATCAGAAGAATTAGAGAATACTCCATCATCATGATGTTCTGATACAATTTCACACAATACATTCTCTCCAGTGGAGAGTCTTAACATTTTAATATTAGCCATTTATTACCTCACATTTTTGTTGAAATTCATTATACCACATTAAATCATCTTTGTCAACTCTATACTGATTCTGCATTTTGATTTGAAGTAATTCTAGATCTCTTAACATATAAGTTCTAGAATTATCTCCATCAAGATAATATTTTATTTCTCCACCATATTCATATATAATTTTATTTTGATATGACATAACCAGAAAATTCTCCAAATTGAAAAAACTTTTGCGCCCTATAATATTCTATATCTGTATGATATAATGGTATTTGAATCCCAGATAAAGATAACTCTTTTTCTACTATTGAATCACAACTCACACCATTATTAAATTTCCAGTTAATAGTCATACGTCTAAAGATCGTTGATATGTATGATTCGTTTTGTATAAATTTATCAACAATTATTATACAACCACCAACATTAAGTTTATCATACAATGATAATAATAATTCTCTTCTATGTTTTACGGGAATAAACATTAAGGTTAGATTTAAAATTGCACAATCAAATGGTTGATAATCGTATTCTACAGCATCACCCAAAATATCGGGATTCATTTCAGAAACATTATCTAAAATATAATAATCCAAATTTCTATCAGAAATTGTTTCAATTAATAATTTTTTTACATTTCCAGTGGAACCTCCAATATCATATATTTTACCGTTTTTTGGTATATAATTTTTAACTATAAATGCAATAGAATCTATCACCAAATCATACCAAGGAAGTTGTTCTCTTACATGAGAATCAAATTCAGTAGCAATATTTTCAAATTTCCAATCAGATATTTTTTTCAATTTGCATACCTATCCATTTTATAACAGGAACAGCCATAGACCTACCTAATGCGTTAATACGCTTACTAAAAGTAGTTTTATCATCAATTAAAGTCCAATTATCAGGAAATCCCTGTAACCTTTCACATTCTATTGGGGTAAGTCTTCTAACATGATGTTTTAGATCAGAATGTACAACAGCATGATGATCTGCACCAGTTAAAGTATACATAACGTCTTCATTATATCCAGTACTATTTCCTCCAGATCTAGTTTCTGGATTCCTACCAATAATATTAGATGCTATAGCACAAGTATAAGATTTCTCAACTATAAGATCAGTTGCATCTTTATAATCCCTACCTTTTAAAGTAGATGCAACATTCTTATCTCCATATATACCCATAGCTTGCATATCATAACAAAATGTAGTTAAATCGCTGTCGATTGTGCTATCAATGCTGCCATCAATTTCTTGGGTAATGATCTTTTGCGTTTCTCTGCTCGGAGCAAAATCCCCACGCAAGCTTTTGGACTCAAGTAATATCGGCTTTCTATTCGTCCAGTCTCTAGTATCGAGGATAACAAACAAACGTCTGCGCCGTTGCGCCATTCCGAACCATTGAGCGTCCAACACCGACCATTCAAGCATTGAATCTCGTCCGAAACAGACACCCTCATTTCTCCAAACAAGTCGATTTGAATTGAATTCGACCCCAACCATTGTATTAAGAATTTTTCCAAAATCTTCTCCATTATTACTACTTAACGCACCAGGAACGTTTTCCCATACTAGATATCTAGCACCACAATATTTTTGTGCTAATCTAAATACTCTCATACCTTCAAAAAATAAAATAGAAGAATGATTAGTATCATCTTTAATTGTATTTAATCCTTGTTGTTTTCCAGCTACTGATAAATCTTGACAAGGACTTCCGAATATTACTACATCCAATTCACCTAATGCTTTTATATCATTATCATTAATTTTTGTAACATCACCTAAATTTTTAAGATTAGGATAATGTTTTTTAATTACAGAAGATTGGTATGGTAAGATTTCTGCTACTGCTTTACATTCCCAACCAAGAGGTTCCCATGCAACAGTAGCAGCTTCTATACCAGAAAATAAACTTAAATACTTAATCATAACTAATCATTAAATCAATAACCCGATGTAACATTTCTTTATCTTCAAAGAAATACTTAGATTCTAATTCTCTAGCTCTCTTTAATTGTAATTTAACTTCATCATAAATATTAGTATTTTCAAGTTTCCAGATTTCTGAAAAATAAAATTTAGATGATGTATCACTACTCAATGTTGCAATAAAATCATTATATTTTTCAAAAGGTTCTTCTCTAGAATCTCTAGCTTTCCACCAAGAATATAAATTTTCTGTTTCAAGTACATTTGTTAATGGGTAATAGGTATCAACCAGATATTCAAACTTAGAGAAATTTAGATATAATAACTTTTCTAATTGACTACTATTTTCATAACTTACTTTAGTATATTCAAAGGTTAAATATTGCCAAAAAAACTTTAAATCTTGAATTCTATTACTAATATATTTCTTCATACTTTTATTACCTCTATTCCACATTTAATTAAAAAATCAATATACCACAAATATAAAATAATGTCAATATGTTTTATATATAATATTATATAGATACTATTTACTTAAAAATTATATGATAAAAAATCTAATACTGAAATAATAGCATCAACTTTATTGGATATAGAAAATCTATTTCATACATATATACTTAAATCTTAATACAAGGTATTCCACATTTAAGTAAAAATTCCATACCATCAGTATTTTTATATTCATATTTATAATAAACCAAAACTATTCCAGAACTATAAATACTTTTTGCACAATTAATACAAGGAAGTACTGTAGAGAATAATATCGAATCGACACCACTTTCAGTTGATTTTGCTAATCTAGACAAGGCATTTGCTTCTGAATGTATTACATGATCATGAGTTTTTAGTTTTTGCCAACATTCTTCTATCATATTAGATACAAAACGATATTCCGATTGTTCTATACCAGACAAAGTTCTAAACTCAGTATTAGTGATATCAACTTCTTCTTCACAAGAATTATCCCATCCAGCTGGAGTAGAATTGTATCCACAACTAATAATACGATCATCTTTTACAATCACAGTTCCCACTTTTAATTTAACTGCATTAGATAGATTTGCAGTTAACTCAGCCACATCCATAAAATATTTTATATATTTTTCTTTCATTTTTTGTCTCTATAAAAATCTTCATTAACATCTTCAATAAAAGTCCGAATCAACCCTAACCCCTCTATAATATCAGCATCAGAAATCCCAGGATAATGAAATTTCATAGTATCCTCAGTAAAATCTAAAAGTTCAGAATAAGAAAAATCTAAATTTTGATCTCCACCTAACCATAAACTGAGAATTTGTCCATCAATATCTTCTTCATCTGAAGAAGAATTCCAAAAGCTATACCAAGAGGAATTTGACCATCTAGAATATGACATAACAATACCTTAATAAAGTAATAAAAATATATTATAACATGTATTTATTATATGTCAAGCAAAAAAATACCTCAATTAAGAGGTATTTAGTGTGTGTAGTGGAATATATGAATTCCTTATTATATAAAACTAAAAGACGTAGTTTTATATTTTATTCTATTTCAAACGTTTTAATCTTTGTAGATTCTGGAATAATATTATCTAGAATAACAGTCAAAAGACCATCTTCTAAGAAAACTTTAGAAACTTCAACAGTATCAGCAACCGTAAAATCTCGTTTAAAATTCCTTTCTGCTATACCTTTATAAATAAAATTCAATACAGGTTTGTTTTGATCAATACTACCCTCTACACTTAAACTACCATTATGTAAGGTTACTCTAATATCATTTTTTGAGAATCCAGCAACAGCTAATACTATTTTAAATTTAGTATCAGAAAGTTTTATTATGTTATATGCTGGAAAGCCAGTAGTAGGCTTTTCTAACTCAGAAAGAGTTTTAAATAATTCATCAAAACCTATAATTCTAGATCCTTGATTATAATGTTTCCAATATGTTTTTTCTTGTTGAATATTATATTCATCTGTAGTCATTTGATATTTCCTTTTAGTTAAGCGAAATTTAAAAATTACTAAATCCCCGAAGCAGATTTAGGTTTATAGAATATTTCCTATAAATATATTTATCTAGCACCAATTTGCACTGATAAGGATTTACAACTAGTAATATCGTTTTGAGTAGTTAAAAACCCCAAAACACCATTGACTTCATGTAAAGCACTATTAATTTGATCTACTGTACCATAAACACCAGATAATGATCCATCTGCACCTAAAAATGCAGCACCTATACCAGCATCAATCATAGCTAAAGCACGTTGAGCTTTTAATCTGGCAAGATTTAATGCATCCAATTGTGGTTGAGTATAAGTTCCAACTAAAGCTTGTGTTGCATTATACCAAGCAGTATACGCATTATCAAAAGAAGTTTGTGCTACACTTCTATAATTTAATTGTGTTACTGGTGTAGTTAATGCATGTATATTTGCTGCAAATGTAGTATCCAATGACGCAATAGCAGATGTTGTTGCAAAAATTGTATCCATTGCAGCAGCATTAACTGCATCAATACCATTATTAACAGCACCAACAGCCATTGCTGCTGCTGTATCTACTATATCAGCAGCAGCAGCATCAATACTGGCAGCAGATATCATTGTAAGCATCTTCATTGTATTTTGCAATTCTGTAGGTATCAAACTCTGCAATAGCTGCCTAACTAACTGCATTCCAAAAGGTTGAAGGTTGTACAAAACAGCTGATGGTGCTACAGAAGCAGCAGTTAATGGATTTGCTGCTAATGCCAAGACCAATTGAGAAATTCCAGCATATGTCGCATTGATGTCTGTCTCTGCTTGTGTCAATCTAGACTGCAACCCCTTGATCTGATTGTTTAATTCAAAATCACACATATATTACCTCATTTTATAATTTAAATTTACCTATATTGTATTTAGAAACTAGCTTATATTGAGATTTTTCTTTATACGGGATAATCTTTAAATCTGAAATTGGAACAAATAGATTTTCACATTCTTCTATATACATTATCTGCAATAAACCCCAATCCTCTAATAATTTAGCAATTGTATTTCTTCGTCCTATATCATTCTCTGATATATCACTATCTTTATTATCTAAAGCAAACAATTCTTTAAAGTGTATAATAACATACCTACCTTGCTTATGTAGCAAATGTACACTCTGATATAAAGTTTTATCTTTTTTAGATAACACACCAATTCTAGTTAAAGTTTCTTTAATTTTTAAGAAATTATTTTCCTCAATATTAATTTCTACACCATACCCATTAAAAATATCATCATTCATAAATCATCCATATATTATATTAAAAACTACTTTAATATATTTATATAGTAATAATTACTTACCTTGTCCGCCTTTATTACATAATTCTTTAATTTCTAATACTTGATCTTGAGTTAGAATTTTTAAAGCTTCTTTTGCTTTATCTAAAGAGAATCCAAAATATTCTTTAATAACTGATAAATCAGAAGCCTCGGTATATTTTAACCATTTTTGATATGGTCTTTTTTTAGCTGGCAATGAATGATAATAATAATCATATTGCAATTTCTTATCCAAATGTGGATAGTTATTCATTTCATTAGCATACATTAAACAATCTACGTGGTTCGATAATGATCTGTTAACAACATAAGGTGTATATTCCTTTTCATTATCATCATCTATCAGATAATTTTTAGTCTGTAATAAGGATGGTAGTAGTTCCTTAAATAATTCCATATAAATCACTATATAAAAATAAACTATTAATAGAAAATACTACAAAATTAATACCTAACGATAATCTATCAACACCTTCGCATTTAGTTTTAATAGCTATACCAAAAGTAGAGATAAAAGCAAACCACAATCCTGCTAGTGCAAACATTATTTGAACTCCGCATTACACAATACTTCAGTAAGAAATGCTAATGTATTTAACTCAGAATCAGCCACAAAAGCGTTTTGATATTGATATCGACCAATAATAACTATAAACTCAGGAACATAATTAGGATTCAATAGATCATACATTTTATTGTAAATTGCTCTATAGAATGTAGATGGATCAATATTTTCAGATGTTAACCAAATCCTAATATCTTTAATACTTTTTTCTTTAATAAATCCAACTAAATCATCAAGATTTCCAGATGAAGATTCTGATAACAAACCAGCATCAATTTTACCTGATGTGGCATATCTTTGCAATTCATTTAATACCCTTCTATTGTCTGGGAAATATTTAATAACTACTTGCGATACTACCTCTTTATTATATTCAACATTTTCTTGTTCTAGAATCCAACATACTCGTTTGAAGAAAAGTCCCATTAATTTTTGTTTTTCCTTCTTATTAGAAACAGAAAAATCAAAAATAGCACATCTAGAATGAATTGGTTCAATGATTTTATTTTTATGATTACACGTAAAAATAAACGTACAATTGTTAGAAAATGATTCTATACAACTTTTCAATCCTGCTTGCATATTAGGACTAGAACCATCAAATTCATCCATAATAATAACTTTTCTACCACCCGATAACGAAACAGATGTTGCATAGTTTGTTATTTGGTTTCTTAATATATCAATACCATTATCTGTTGATGAATTAATAAATAGATAATCTAATCCAATTTCTTTACATGCAGCAACAGCAATACCTGTTTTTCCACACCCAGGATTTCCAGCTAATAATAAATTTGGAATTTCTTTTCTATTAACATATTCTTGGAAAGCTTCTTTAATATGTGGCGATACAATGCAATCTTGTACAGTTGAGGGTCTATATTTTTCAGTAAATAGGAAATGCTCTTTTTTCATAATATATTAAATCTCAATGGTAAATAGAATGTTAGTATAACATAGGAGGCATTTTAAAGCAATAGATATCTCATTACACGGTTCTAAGTCCGACTAGTGTTATACTAACAAAACCTTTTATCTCAAAGACTCTCTGTATAAAGTTTCTTTTAACAGATAACCTTCTAGTTGCCAGATTTTATCTCTAGCATCATCAAATGAAATACGTTCACCAATTTCTTGATCAAAGTTTTCAATACTAACACAAGATGATTCACCACGAACTGTATATCCGTTAACTAAAGTTAGTTCACAAATAAGAGTTCTACCACTAGGAAGTTTTGTATAAGTTGCACCAACAATAAGATTATTAATAATATCTAAAGTAACTCTAGGAGCATTTAAATCTTTATCTTGGATTTGTTGTTCTAATTCTTCATCATTCATATTTAATTCCTTATTTATTTCATTGAAAAGTTGGTGAGAAATATTTAATACTAGTTCTAATATACTATCATAATTATTCAGCCACTTCTAATACAGTTGAATATAATGTTTGAAATTCTGAATCTTCAACCACAACAGTAGCATAAGTATTCTTATGATATACTTTACCAATACGATTTACAATTTTCTTAGGGATTTTAGTTTCATCCACAATATTATCAACAACATCTTTTAATTCTGCTTTTAATCCATCCATCTTAGATAATACTACAGACATTTCTTTAATACCATTTCTCAAAGTATCAAGATGATCTGCATCCAATGTACCAAAAACTGTTTCAATACTTACTACTTTTGACATCTTTAAATCCTCACTTGTGTTTCATTATAAAAAATTGGAGCGGGATAGGTAGAATCAAACCCCTTTCATTAGCTTGGAAGGCTAAGGCACAATCAATATACCAATCCCGCATAAAAAATTGAAGTTCCTGTTTATGTATTTCACATAACTATATCTTACTTATTACTTTATATAATAACTGCTTTGTACGTATACAGATAACACAAAGCTACAGATACTTCAAAACTGGAGCCATTATAGAGATTTCATAACTCTATAATTATTTAATGCACGTAAAAGATTACCATGTGTTATATTAAAAGATCTACCTAATGCTCTAGATCCAAATATTCTATCTTTTGGAATATAATTAACATCAATATATTCCAACTCTTCTAAAGTTAATTTTGATAATTTATTATCTAGTCCAACTCTAGCACACATAAGTCCAGTATCATAAGCATGTTTAATATTTTCTTTACTAGTAACCCACTCTAAATTAGAATAGTGATTATTTAGTTTTATACCATCTATATGATTAACTTGAGGTTTATTTTCTGGATTACCAATAAAACATTTAGCAACCAATACATGCATTCTAAGTAACTTTTTATTAGACCTACTACCTAAAGATACACAACAAACAACATAACCTTCTTTATTTATATGAGTTTTTAGTATTTTATTAGTTCTACACGAAAATAAATTACCGTGAGAACTAATTCTAAATAGAGTTTCATAACCAACAACATTTTTCCACTCTTCAGCCATATTCATATAATCTTTATTGACCGAAATCCATATAGCCAGTAAAAGCCCCAACAATAGGAATGATACCTACAGCATGTACAACTTCACATTTATAAGGAGAAGCAAAATCACAATGTGCTAATTTATAGATATTTCTACCATATCCAACAATAGCAACACTAATAATAAAAAAGAAAACTAACAAAGTTTTAAGTGTAAATTTCATATTAACCTCCAAAAGTAGAACTGAATTCTGTAGTAATCCAATATTTAATTTCTTGAGTTGTCGAAGTCCAAGTAGAAAGACCTTTAGAACTAATCTCAATATAATAAGTATCAGACAATACTTTTAA